TACCAGCATCATTAATTAGTATACCATCTCCATCAGCAAGTGCTGTAGTTCCCCTTGCTGTGCCACCATCTATTAGGTTTATTTCCGCAGCAGTAGTAGCTATATTAGTACCACCAATGTCTAGTGTTGTCAAGGATACTTCACCAGCAACAGTAACTAAACCATCAGCTAATGTAATGAGGTCTGTATCATCTGTGTGACCAATAGTAGTACCGTTAATAAGAACATTATCAATGTCTAATGAACCACCAGATATAAGACCTGTAGTAGTAATAGCAGAAGCACCTGTATCAATAGTTCCAAATCCAGAAGTAATACTACCAGAATTTAATGCTCCTACCGTAGTAGCTGCAGTAGTTATAAGGTTAGGCATTGCAGTTATTTCATCGTCAAAGTATGCAGCAAGATCTGTTACAGCTACTTGAACCATAGTGCCGTTGTCATTCAGAACAACACGGTCTGCATCTACTACTGTAGTTGAGGTAGCAGAAGTACCACCATCCATTATATTTAACTCTGCTGCTGTAGTATTAACACCATCTAAAATATTAAGTTCTGCACCAGTAGATGTAACTGCAGTTCCACCATAGTCTAAGTTACCTGCAGCAATTGTAATTACACCTGTACCTTTAGGCGTAAGTGTAATACCTATATTAGTGTCACCACCTGTAGCTGCGAGTATAGGGTCACTACCACTAGCATTGTTAGTTATTTCTAGTTGATTTACAGCAGAGCCTGTTGTTTGGAATACTATAAGTTCATTACCATTAGCATCAGCTAGAAATCCACCATCAACTATCTTAGCAGCAGTAAGTGTTTTATTAGTAAGTGTGTCTGCAGATACAAGTGAAACAAGTGTTGAGTTAGCACCTGCTGGTAACATTAAAGTATTTGTAACACTTGCAGAGTGAGGCTGTCCAAATACTTTTTGTCCGTGACTATTACTTTCACAGTTAAATACTATTGCAGCTGAGTTAGTGTTACCCCTTACAACAACTGTACCTGTTCCATTAGGAGCTAGGTCAAGAGTAGCATTAGAAGTTGTAACAATGTCAGCACCATTCATATCTAGGTTTCCACCTAGTTGTGGCGATGTGTCTTCTACTACGTTAGCTATTGCACCTGATGTAGCAAGACCAGCTACAACTGTACTACGTGCAATTCTTTTAAGTCCACCACCAGAAGTATCAACAGCAAGAAATACATCATCATTAGCTACTGTACTAATTTCTGATAAGTCACCTAAAGTAGAATTACTTACGTCAAGAATGTTTAACTCTGCTGCAGTAGATGTAATACCATCTAAAGCATTTAACTCAGCAGCAGTGCTAGTTACGCCATCCATAATATTAAGTTCAGCAGCAGTTGCTGAGATAGCTGTACCATTAAAGTTAATAGCATCTAGGTAGGCTGTACCATCTATATATATATCTTTAAACTCTAGTGAACTAGAACCTAAATCTACATCGTTATCTGTTGTAGGAAGTATAGAGCCGTTGTTAAATGTAATCTGTGTTTCACCACCAGTAGCAACAGTGATTACATCTGACCCACTAAAGGTAATACTTGTATTAGTATCGCTATCACCAGAAATACTATCTAGTTGAATATCACCAGCATTAGTAAAGTTAGCGTCACTAAGATCAAACGTACCTGTAACATCTAAGTTACCACCTACAGATAAATTGCCTGATATATCAACAAGACCATTAATATCTACAGTAGTAGCAGCAATTTGTATTTCTGTGTCTGCAACAATGTCAAGCTGACCGTCAGCACTAGAATTAATATAAAGACCTGTATCACGAAACTGTAGCTTCTCTGTAGTAGCTATAAGAATGTCATCAGAAAACTCAAAGTAGTCTTCGTCTTCCATCCACTTTAATACACCATCATTACTTTCACCATCAAAGGTTACTGTAATGTCTGTACCTGAAGTAGCATTACCAATTGTAATTGACGTACCTAATAACTTAGTTACAGGTCCACCTTCAGCGGCTGTACCATCGTGTGTGTGTCCTGTACTCGCAGCAAAGGCAGCTAGTATTTGATCAAATTCATCATTAGTGTGGTCAGCAGTAATGGTATCGCCATCTGCATAAGTTGACTGTCTTGTGTATGTAGCACCCATTTAACGTCTAGCTCCTAATTGATACTCTAGTTGAAACCCTTTTAAGGAGTAGGGGTTACTCTCTCCATCATCTTCTACTCTTAATATAACAGAGAACCCCGATCCCTCAACAGATTTTCTGTCTAAAGGGTCTTGTCCTCCACCGTAAGTAAATTGTGTAGTACTAGAAGTTGTACTGTATACTGCTACATTATAAGCAGCAGCTAAACCTGTAGTACTAAATGGGTATGCTGCAGGTCTAGCAGAACCTCTATCTTCATTATCATACCTTAAAATTAAATCAACGTCAACAGCCCCTTCAGGTCTGTAGTTAATAATAACCTTTTGCATATGCTTGCGAATACCAGAATCACCAAAGACCATGTCTGGACCTCTATACTTACCCTTTATAGTTGTCCCATCAAAAGTACTTCCAATCTCTTGTCGTTGTACAAAGCCATCGACATCGCCATGTAAAACAATAACATCACCTGTTTCTACAAAGGTATCAGTACAAGTAGTTTTAAAACCTTTTAACTCTGAAAATTCAAAGCCCTCTTTTTTTAAAACACAGGTAGCACCTCTGGAAAGTTTTGCGGCCTGACCTGACTTATTAAAAAATATTCTGTATTGAGACTTGTCTGGTATAACTACACTATCAAAATCTACAGAATCTTTAATGTTCTTATCAAAAATAGATTGAATGTTTTTACTAATTGTTCCTAGTTCAGTATCGCCAATACGTTCAGTAGCAGCAATAGTACGTAAACCATCTGGCCCAAGGAAGATTAAGTCACCTGCAAATTCCTGTACAGTAAAACTATTAATGCATCCAATGTTTCTAGTTACTGGCTCTACTACAAAATTTGAACTTGAGGAACCTGTAAGTTTAAATATTCTATTTTCACAAAATATAAATAAACTATTACGAAAAACTTTTAATGCAACAACTGTATCGTCTACTTGTACACTACCTGCACCAGAACCAGAATTAAAACCATCCTCATTAAGAGGCTCACTAAAAATTACTTCTTGTGGTGTTGTTGATTTACCAGCATAAAACATGTGGTTTCTATAAGCAACTACTGTTGTTGCTCCTGTTACACTACTATCACTAACATCTGTAGCAGACAAAGAAGTATTAAAAACTACTGGTGCATTAACTCTGTCTACAAAAATAATCTTTTCATTGCCATCAAAGTTAAATCTTTCAAACTGATACTTACTAGCATTAGTTCTGCCAGTATCTCTTACAGTCCAATCTTGAGACACAGAAGCATCTGTACTATGTATAGCAGCAGTAGTGCTTGACGTAGCTCTAGTTACACCTGTAAAAGAGTTTGAAGTAACTCCTGTATAAGTAAACTGTTCTGAATCAATTTGAATTGTACCACTAGTGGCAAAGTCTGTAGTCGAGTCTACTGTTAAAGAACCAGAGCCAGACATAGATGTACTAGCAGCAACACGAATAGCCAACTGTGTAGATACAGATGAGAATATTTTCTCACCCCTTGCCGCTAATACTTTATTATCAAATGAAGCAACCATTAGAGGTTCTTCAGAAGTTGTACTTGTAAAAGGAATTACTTGATTAACAAATTTAGTATAACCATTTATCCTTCTGTAACCACCCTGAATGTCAGGCTCAAAGTTTTCTAACTCAATTGCTTGACCGGGGTCCATTAAGAAACTAGAACGGTTAAGAACTAATCCACCTTGAAGGTTGAATGCAGCAGGCTGGAGTTGAGCATTATCAGGCATTAAGAAGTAATCACAGACATAGAGTTACTGTGAGAGAAAGACCGTACTATGTGTGTAGACCTAACGTACTCATACTTATTAATAAGTAAGCTTTGCATATTTTTAATACCCTGTTCAAATCTTTCAAAACTTAATTGATACTGTGTTAATTCTCCACGATACTGATACACAAAAGCTGTAGCTCCGTCTATAATTACAGGAGCAAATCT